TAATGCATCTGATTGGACTTGTACACCAGAAAATATATGTCGAACTTGCTCCACGTTTTCTGAAAATGGAGGAAAATGTGTTGGATTATCACAATTTCCAAACGCATCAATTGATGAATATGGATTGGTAAACGGTACACAAAATATGAAGTCTGAAATTTATCAACGAGGACCCATCGCATGCGGAGTCAACGCAAATGAATTATTAAATTATACAGGTGGTGTTTACAACAACTCAACAGCACCTCAAGAAATTGATCACATCGTATCTGTTGTTGGATGGGATAATAATACCTGGATTGTTCGTAATTCTTGGGGAGAATATTGGGGAGAAATGGGTTTTTTCCGCATACAAATGGGAGAAAACCAATTGGGTATTGAGGCGGAATGTTCATGGGCGACTCCAGCTAATTGGACAGAATTGAATCCACATCCATGTAATGAAGATGGATCAAATTGTTTGCCACATTAAACACATTCGATCGAAGTTTCTTTTTCTTTTTCATGTTCTTTTCCTGTTCTTTTGTTAATTCTATTATTTTATTTTTACATCCAGGACAATAATCAGTATGTCGAAATTTATTTTTTACATCTCCTACACCATCTTCATAACCATCATATAATCCATTGAACGAAAATGGTCGTTGATTACGACATATACAAATACCCCACCATTTTATCCATACCAGATACAATTTTTTGTGCTGCCAATATAATCACTAATGGCATTTACGTCACTAGTGATTTCCAAAGCTTGATTTAAATTTTGATCATCAAAATTTGTATTATTTGAAAAATGTTCTTGGAAAAAACAATCTGAATACCTCTCTCCATGCTATTATGACTGGCTTTTATATTTACGATAATTGTGTTGTATATCCTGTTATTTCTTCACCAATTCCAGTGTAAATTACCAGATAAATTAGAAGTTGATGTGTTATTGGTTGAAATTTTTGATTTGACAATACATTCATTGAACATCTATTTAAAATTTGTTTTTAATTGGTTTTATTCTATTTTTTTTATATAGTTTCATGTATTTCTACGTAGTTTCGTGTAGTTTCGTGTATTTCCCAGTGGATTCAATCTCATCCAATTATTTACTGTTTTTTGGTGTTACCATGAATCATAATAAATTGTCATTTTCATCTTCCCATTTTGTATCATAAAACCACTTTTTCGGTGATTCAAATTTTTTTTCCAGTGGTAATTTTTTTGGTGCGTTTGAAAAATGGCCGAAAATCCAAAAGTTGTCTCACTCACTTTCCCACTGAAAATTTGAGAAGGTCCGTTTTTTCAGAGTTTTTTTGAAATTAAAATGAGGTAAACCACTGAGAATATTTTTTTATAACTTTTGAAAATTTTTTTTTTTTCCCATTCAAAAGTAGTTGCAAAATCAAAAAACTCTCCCCCTCTTTGCCATTTTTTGCAATTCTCGCATAATATTGCGTTTTGCATTTTTATAAAAAAACATATAATTGTATTTTACATTATACAATATAAGGTAATTCTCATTTCTGAAAACCACGAAAACCTCCTGTTTTGAAAATAAAGGAGGTTATGGAGTATGGTATACCAGTAGATAATATGAATCTTTCTTTTCATAAACATAGTGAATTCAAAAAAGTCACAGTCGTGCTTTGCCAAAACGGCAAAAACGTGCGCAATCATTTTTTGCGACTACAAATATAATTACAAACTTTTATTATAAATGCGTTTTTAGGAGATTATGGGGACAGCACGGAAATTCCGTCGGGTCCTCACATGACAAAAATGCTACCGAGTCTGATTCCATAAATAAGCTAAATACGCACGAAACATTATTGGTTTTGACCAATAAGGAAAATATGAAAAGTGAAATTGTCCTCTTCTATACAATATTTAATTTTTGATAAAAAAACGCATTGGGTATTTTTATTGAAAAAAAGAGAAAAAAATGACATAAAAAATTCTGTTGTAAATAATAATAGTATTGATAAAAAATAAATGTCCACATCAAACATATATATTTGTAATTTATGTCAAAAACAATTTCAGCGTTTTAGCGACCTAAAGAGACACAAAAATCGTAAATATCCATGTAGTAATAATGATACATCAAAAAATACCGCTCATCAATGTCAATATTGTGATAAAAATTTGTCATCAAAAAGTGTTTTAAATCGACATAGCAAAACCTGTTATTTAAATCCAAAACCACATGAATTATTTCAATGTGAATTCTGTGACAACCAATATCAAACAAAAGGTAATTTAACAAGACATCTTAAAACATGCAAATTAAAAAAAAAATCCGTTGAAATAATCACACCATCTGTTCAAAATATTAATAATATTCATAATGGTGATATTAATAATAATATTATAGATAACAGTATCAACAATACAAATGTCCAAATCCAAAATATTGTTGTTGTCAACAAATTTGGCGAAGAAAATTTCGACTATATCACCAACGAACAATACTTGAAATGTTTAGAAGTTCCTTATATATCCATACCACGTTTAATTACTTTATTACATTATCACCCCAATCATCCAGAAAATCATAATATTCGTATGACAATGACCAATAAAAAATATGGTTTAGTGAATGTTTTTAATGGAACATCATGGATTATGACGGACAAGCAAAAGGCGTTAAATCGTTTGATGGACAAAGGGTATATGTGTTTGGATTTTCATTTTGAAGACAAACAGAATAAAATGAAACATACATATGCCAAACGATTTAAAAATTACAATTATGCATTTGAAAATTCCAATGATGAGACTGGTATGAAAAAAAAAATATGTAAAGATATTGAAATTGCCATGTTGAATAACACAAAAACTCTACAATTGACCAATAAATAAATTTGATTTCAAAAATATCTGTGTTATCTCTCTTGGTTAAATTGAATGATAAGATAATAAATGTTTGATGGTTTATTATTTAATGAATTAATACATTATTTATGTCCAAATGATTTAATAATTTTATTAAAATTATTTCCAAGTAAAATAAAACAAATTCTCCAGGCATATGAGACGAATTCTACAGAAATAATTGATAATTGGTTTAAATTATATTTTAAAACAAAATATCCAGAATTTGTCAAACAAATGTGGAAAAATAAAGCAATCATTTCTGGATCGTTTATATTGCAATGTATATGGAATGAGACTTGGGAAGAATCAGATATTGATATTTTCATACCAATACAAAATGTACAATTGAAAAATACTAATTCCCAAAATGGTCGAACACCAATAACATTATTAGAAGAGTTTTTATATACTGATCACTCAAATTGTTATACTTATAACGCTTCTCGTTATGGAAGTGCTTTTTCGAGAAAAGATCTTGATGTCATACGTAATTATAAACGTGGTCAATCAAAAAAACGAAAAAGCACTTTTGGTGATAGTTTAAAATTGAATCCATGCACAAATTCTGTTATTTTCCAAACTATTCTGGTGAAAACAAGTCCAACAATTTCAAAAATAACGGAATTTATGTATAAAAATTTTGATTTTAATATATGTAAAAATGTCTTTTATTATGATGAAAATGGAAAAGCACATATTCAATTGTCAAATAAATATCAAATTATGACACATCAAACTGAATTTAATGCCAAAATTAGTTGTGATGAAACATTTTATAAACGCATATTCATTGATTTGAAACGCTACAATAAATATAACCATAACGGTGTTAAATTTATACCCAATAATAAATTTAAAAATAATTTTTTTGATGTTGTAAAAAAAAAACGATGTTGCATGTTAAACGATACCAATTATATATATCATGGTACATTGATACATAACAATCAAGATTTACATTTTATAAAATGTCATGATTATGATACCGATATTGATATAGCACAAATTATAACAAATTATAACTTTTATACCACAAGATGCAATAAAAATTGTCCATTAAAAATATATGGTTTTGATAAAAATTCTCATATTCATATTTGTCAAAATTCGACGAATATGATTGTGATATTGAGTTAATTTATAAATTGTCGTTGGGTCTATTATTTTTTCCAACAATAAGTTATAAAATAAATATGGGATGTTGGGATGCGTTTTGTCCATTATGTGGAATTTCATTTTATAATTTAGTTGAGCGTATAAATGATTATTTAGATGATTATCCAGAACTACTTACAAAAATATCGAAAATAAAATTGCCTAAATCCAATTGGGCAACAAAATGCACTGTATTATTATTAAATAAAAAAGCAAAACATGGTTTTATTGAAACTGCGTGTAATATTGAATTTTATAACTCAAAAACTCAAGAAAGTTATGCTATACGTGAAAGTGGTAATGACCAATATGATGAAAAATTTGGAATTGTTTTGCATACTGATTGTTGGAAATTAGCAAAAAAAATATTGAAACGTGGATTAACGTTAGATGACTTTGATATTAAAAGAATGACTTCCATTGGAAAAAAAGGTGATTTATGGGAAACGTATAAACTTTCTTATTTAAACTATAAAGAAGTTTCTAAATATCACGAACAAGATTTTCGAATAGATCAATTATGTAAAACACCTAAAAAAATATATGTAATATATCCACCTTTATCAAATAATAAATTTTCATTACAAAATAAAAAAAGAATCACTAAAAATATTTTACGTCTCGATAAATATAAACCCAAAATACGATCTTCACCACTTCAATCAGCCACATTATTTGGGAAAAATTATGAAATGAAAGGACATGATGGTAGGATGTATAAAATAAAAACAATAAAAACAAAAAAAGGTCAAATAAATCGTTGGGTTTTAGTTAAAAAATAATTAATGAAATATCAATAAAAATCACCAAAACAGACCCGGAATATTTCTTCTTGTTTTAATTTTTCATGGTGAGTAAATTGAAATGTTGGTAGCAAATAAGTTAATTTTAAATTCAATACCACTCTATACAATATATAATTGAAATTTGGTATATCATATTGTCTTTGTTTTTGCAACAACTGTTTGTAAAGTTTCATTATTTTTTTTTGAATTAATTTAAAATCACGTTTTGTGGGAACAATATTAGAGCTTGAATTGAATAATGTTGGATCAGATGTACATAAAAGTAATTGGATTTTTGCAGTCATTTTTTTTTATTGTAAAAAAAATGAATTTTTCTTTATGTTAATTTATCATTCGATTTTTATGTTAATTTATCATTCGATTATTTTTTTGTTTTGTAATTTGTTTACGAAGGTGGTTCTGCATTACTAAAATCCAATATTTCTTCATTTTGTCTCAGTTTTCTATGTAAATTTACTTTATCAATTGGGTCTCCTGGCGATACCAATGGAAAACAGAAATCTGTTACTGTTCTAAAATCACCTATAATTGCTTCATCATATTCCATAAAATCTTTGACAACGCGATTCAAATCATCTACATGGTTGCATTTGATAGACATAATTCCATGTGCTTCAGCCAACAACTCATAATCTGGGTTAAAACTAGAATCAGTGGCATGATATATACTGTCTTTTACTTGTTTATCTTTTTTTAAATCAGTATTTTCAGTGTAATGATTATTGAAATCATATTGAACACCTTCATATGGTGCGGGAAATGCCAAATCCCAAGCACGAACCATTGATAAACATTTGTCATTCATAATTGCGATTTTGACTGGTAAATTATATCGTGCAACAGTTATAAGATCGGTGTAAGTTTGATTAAATGATCCATCCCCGTCAATAACTAATACTTTTTGATCTGGATTTGCTAATTGACATCCAATGGCAAATGGTAAACCCACACCCATTACTCCCAAACTCCCAGAAGATATAAATCTGCCTGGTTGTCTCCATTTAATAAATTGCGATGACATCATTTGATGATTTCCAACACCTGTTGTCACAAAATAATTTGATTGGTCATGTTCCAACAAGTATTGATTGAACGCACTTATAACCTCCTGTGTTGTCATTTGTCCATTTTCAAATTTATCATAAATAAATGGGTATTTTATTTTCCATTCACTGATTTGTCTCAACCAACTATGTCGTTCTTTATGTTTCAATTCATTTGTATCCAATAACGTTGATAAAAACTTTCCACAATCCATATTAAAATTAAAATGCGTTTTAGTCACAAAATTCAATTCATCTGGATTATTCAAAACATGAACAATTCCACCACGACCTTGCTTATAAGCTTTATGTGCTTTTGGGGCAAATTCAGATACTTTTCCTGTAATGCGATCATCTAACCTAGAACCACATACCAAAAGTAAATCTGAATTCTGAACGGCTTTATTGGCAGCAACATGACCATGCATTCCCAAAAATTCCAATGCCAACTCATGTGTTTCATCAAATACTCCCATAGCATGAATTGTAGTGGTCACTGGAATATTACAATGGATTGCTAATTTTCGAAGCAATTCAGATGATTGATTACAACCTTGTCCCACTAATAAAACGGGATTCTCCGCGCGATTAATTAGATGAACTAATTCATGAAAATGGTGGTTGGTTTGATTATCCAAATGATTTTTTTTGGCAATTTTATGTTTTTGTTGTTGTTCTCGCATGACCAAATTATAAATATATTTGGATGTTTTGGCAGTTCGTTGTTCTACTCGGAGTTTTAATAAATCGATTTCATCGTTGGATAAACGTCTATCCAACCAACTCTCATCATCAAAATCTTTTTTTTCCAGCGGAATCATTTTTTCATTTTCCACCGCACCAAATGGATTGGAAGATGGGTGAATTTGATTTGTGGTTAATGACAAATAATATGGGAATTCTCTTTTTAAAAAATCACCATTGGAATCACCATTGGAATCACCATTGGAATCACCATTGGAATCACCATTGGAATTTTCCGTAGAATACAGATTTGGAAATGTATGGTGTTTCAATACATCATCTTTAATCTCGGTCATAGTTACACATTTTGGTAAATCAATATGAACAGAACCAGGCTTACCATTTGTGGCAATCCGAAAGGCTTCATCCATAACGTCAGGTAACTCTTGTGTATTTTTTACTAAATAACTCCATTTAGTGAGATTTTTTGAAGCAGCAACTGCTCGACATCCTTGAAAACGAGTGTAATCCACTTCACCATCTTCATCCAATGCCACTTGTCCAGATAAAACCACTAAAGGAGTACTATCATTTGTCGCATCTGTCATGGGAATCATTGCTGCTAAAACACCTGGTCCTGATGTTGTAACTAAAACTGCTGGACGTCCACTTGATCTCCAATATGCTTGCGCGGAATGACCAGAGCATTGTTCTTGGGAACTATTGATTTGTGTGATTCCACCACCATATTGAATTGCTTGAATAACGGGCATAACAGCACCACCAGTATACGCGAATGCGTGATTGACACCGTTTTCCAAAAGTTTTTTATAAATAATCTGCCCACCAGTTAAAAATCGTTTTTGAATGGGAGTTCTGATTTTCTGATGATGATGACCTATGCGTGATAGGAATGACAACATTGTAACAAAATTTAATAGTTGATAAATGCCCATGTTGAAAATTATTCAAATTTTTTTTCACTTTAATATAACCATTCTCGTTTGTTTAAAATAAAAAAACTATCATGGTGAATTATAACCACAAAAATATAAAAATGACATCACAAATAGCAAATTTAGAAAATGGATTATTTTTCGGTTCATGGCATACCACAAAACATAAATGTCTTGAAAACCACAAAATCACACATGTATTTTACACAAATATTGACCCAACACCTTTTTTAAATGGTGTAGTTTATCACTATATCAATCTAGATGATAACTCACAAAGTGCCAAAAAATTATTTCATACAATTTTACCAAATATATTGCCACAAATACATACTTTATTGGAAGAAAAACATCAGGTATTGGTATGTTGTAGTGCAGGGAAAAGTCGTTCAGCGACAATAGTGATAGCATATTTAATGAATTATCGCGGAATGTCATTTGACCAAGCAATGGAATTTGTAAAACGGAGACGACATATTAATATAAATCCTGGATTTTTAAATTATCTTGAAAGTAAAAAAAAAAATAATTTGATTAAATGAATTTAAATATTTATTTGGTTATTTAAAATTTGTTGATTCATTTTTCAGAAAAAATGAGTGACCATGACCAAAATATTAAAATACGTGTAATGGGTGGGGTGGTATTTATATTAGCAATCGGTATCTTGACAAGTATATCTAATATTGTGTTTATGGTGGAAGATGTAAATCGCACAATTTTATCAACAGACACATGTCATTATTTATGGCAACTTATTTTGACAGATATTATACTTAAACTGGTATGCATTATTCCCTTGTCATTTTTGCTGTCTCCTTTGAAAATAACAAATAAGACAATGATTCTCACATTGTTTTTCATATCAATTTTATTATCATGTTTTTCTGGGCCAATATTATTTCTATCAAAAATAGAAATATGCTCAGATGCTTTTGGGAATCGATTATATTTGTCTTATTTATTTAGTTTTATTACGTCCATAATGATACCAGGATTTATAATTATAATATCATTGATAATTTGGTTAATCCAAACATGTAGGTGTAGGTGTAATTGTAGTTGTGATGGATGTTTTGAATGTTGGGAAAAATATAAAAAGTGTTGTAATAAATGTGTTGGAAAGTCAGATTATGATAATCCAAGTGATATTTAAATTAAAAATTTGATTTTATTTGTATTTTTATTTGTATTTTTATTTTTTTGTTAAACTTCAAGATTAAATATTTGAAATCAACATGTTGTCAAATTCATTAAAACACTTGTTTCCAAAAAATCTCAATAATGTGTCCAAAATTCTGACACAAGATCCCACACAAGCTGCGTCACAAGCCATGATTTATGCGTTAGGTACAAAAAAACATGAGATGGATTATCCAAGAATTAGTGTCAGTGATAATTATTATTCTGGAAATCCATGTAATAACCATTTAAATAAATATTCGGAAAAAATTATCGAAAGCATTGAGCGAAACTATATGATGGGTGCTCATTCTAGTATTCCAGGTGTAAGTGATGGTATGTCGATGGGTACTAAAGGAATGCGATATTCACTTCCATCCAGGGAAACAATTGCGGATAATTATGAAAGTATGAATATGGCACATTTTTTCGATGGAAATATTTCTGTTCCAGGATGTGATAAAAATATGCCTGGCGCTTTAATGGGTATGATCCGTGTAAACAGACCAAGTTTTATGATATATGGTGGTACCATAAAGCCAGGAAATTTAAATGATAAACCAATTGATATTGTCAGTGCATTTCAAAGTTATGGTCAGTACAAAAATGGAGAAATTACAAATCAAAAAAGACAACAAATCGTTCAATGTGCCTGTCCTGGCTCTGGAGCATGTGGAGGTATGTACACTGCCAATACGATGGCTTCTATTATTGAAACAATGGGAATGACATTACCTGGAAGTGCGTCAAATCCAGCATTATCCTTTGAGAAATTTGAGGAATGTGAAATGGCAGGTCTTGTAATGGGTCATTTGTTGAAAAATGATTTGAGACCAAGTGATATTATTACGGAAGATTCTATGCGAAATGGAATTGTGATGGGA